TATCAACACTGGGGGATGTAACTATTTCAGGATTAGCAACACTAAACGATATAACATTAGAACCAACTACAGTAGATAATATTGATTTATCATCTGCTGCATATACTATAACATCATGGGGGGTATTTAGAATAACTACTGGAGATAATACACTTAATTATAATCTAAATTTACCAGATCCTACCTTATTCCCAGGTAGGGAAATATGCCTAATAAACTCAGATCAAACCAATCAATTTCAGTTTGGAACAAATGCACCGTATAAATTATCTGGGGGTAGCGGTTGGTCTCTTATGGAACCAAATATAATGATGATATTAAAATCAATAGGTGGAAAATGGATTGGACCTAAAATACCAGAATCATAATATCCAATATTTATACATAAATAACAATAATAATGCCAGCAGGAAAATACACATTATTGATAGAACAAGGTGCTACACTAAACCTTAGTTTAGCATATAAAGATTCAGCTAATGCCGCTGTTGATTTAACAGGCTATAGCGGTAAAATGCAAATTAGATCAGGATATGCTGATAGTAATCCTACTACTTACCTTACATTAAGCAGTTCATTACAAGCCGATGGTACTGGATTAACATTTGGAGGTGTAAGTGGCACTATTGGTATAGTAATATCAGCAGCTTCATCATCAGCACTAACATTTGACTCAGCATCATATGATTTGGAAATAACATCAGGTAGCGTAGTAACAAGATTATTACAAGGTCCTGCATTTGTAAGTAAAGAAGTAACACGATAAGAATGTCCTGTAATAATGTACAAATATTAAATTTTAACCACAACATAGTTGAGGTAGGTAGTGATAATAAACTTATCATAACGGATAACGTTAGATGTAATTCTATTACTATACCACAACCTGTAACTAATATATTACAGATTAATAGTCCTGGACCACAAGGCCCACAAGGTATTCCTGGGGCGAGTGTAGATACAGGTAGCTTACTTACAACAGCATCCGTAGTATTAAATACAATAACATTTACTAAAGGAAATGGCAGTACATTTCCAATAACAGTCAATACAGGATCAGGTGGGACAGTTAGTGGTGATTATGTAACAACTAGCTCATTTAATACGTTTACATCATCATATAACACCTTTAGTAGTTCATATAATACTGGCTCATTTAGTGGGTCGTTTACTGGTTCACTACAAGGAACAGCATCATGGGCATACAGTTCATCAGTAGCTATTAGTAGCTCATATGCAACAAGTGCCTCATATGCTGATACAGCATCATTAGCACCAAATTATGTTTTAAATAGTGCTACTAGTTCATTTGTAACTAACAATCAAACATCATCGTTTGTTACAAACAGTCAGACATCATCGTTTGTAACTAATTCACAAACATCTAGTTTTGTAACAAACAGTCAAACTAGTTCATTTATAACTAATAGTCAAACTAGTTCAATGACTGTTGCTACAGCCTCATATGTAACAGCATCTGCTGTTGATGGAACTGTAACAAGTGCGTCTTATGCTTTAACAGCATCATATGCAATGAATGGTGGAAGTGGAACACCAGGTGGCTCAAACACACAAATACAATTTAATGCTAATAATACATTTAGTGGTTCGCCTAATTTTACATTTGATAGTGGATCTAATACAGTACAACTATCTGGTAGTTTAATAATAACAGGATCTATTTCAATGTCTGGATCCTCATTTATATCAGGTGTAGATTATATTGATTATGATACGACAGCAACAAATGCAGGAGCAATTGCTAGATTAAAATGGAATGATACCGATGGTACATTAGATTTAGGCCTTAAAGGAGGTAATGTAACACTACAAATTGGACAAGAGCAATTAGTTCGTGTTGTAAATAAAACAGGTACCAATTTAACAGAAGCAGGATATCAGGCAGTTAGAGTAAGTGGAGCTCAAGGTGGTAGATTAAAGGTAGCCTTAGCAAGGGGAGATAATGATGGTAATTCACTAGATACACTTGGGTTAGTAACAGAGAACATAGCTGTTAACCAGGAAGGATTTGTAACTATTTCAGGATTAGTTAGAGGAATAAATACAACCGGTAATTTACAAGGTGAAACTTGGGCGGATGGCGATGATATTTATGTTTCACCAACCACATTTGGAGGCGTAACTAACATACCACCTACTGCACCTAGTCACTCAGTAAGATTAGGATATATAGTACAATCAAATGCATCTAATGGTTCTATTTTTGTAAAAGTAGATAACGGATATGAAATAGGAGAATTACACAATATAGTAGATAATACAACAACCTCATCATACGGTGACTTATTAGTTAAGAGCGGTAGCGTATGGACTAATTCAAAACAATTAACTGGATCATATGGATTAACAGGATCACTAACAGTAACACAAAATATATCAGCTAGTTCATTTACTGGTTCATTACAAGGTACAGCTAGTTGGGCTACAAACGCAGTAACAGCAAGTGAAGTACTTGTAACAGATACAACAACAGGAACATCATATTATGTTACATTTGTAGATGGCACAACAGCAGATAGAGTAATACGTGTAGATAGTAACGGATTATTATTTAATGCTACTACAAATACATTAACAGTAACATCATCATTTGCTACTACAGCATCCTATGCTCTAACAGCAGCTGGGGGTACAGGTGGTATTTCTCAAGGTAAAGTAGTAGCAATAGCAACAGGAAATTCAAACATATTTTAAATATAAACAATTATGCCATTAAACACAAACCCAATCTACTCAGGTGTAGGCGACATACAATGGGCAACATCAACACTAGTAAATGCAAATCCAAACTTCGATGCTACTGGTACAGGATCCGTAGTGGTATTTACAGCGAGTCTATCAGGTAGCTTTGTACAAAGAGTTAGATTTAAATCATCTGGTTCTACAACAGCAACTGCTGCTCGTATATTCATTGGTAATGCAACAGCAGGAACTCTTAGCGGATCAAATGTAATATTATTTGATGAAATTACATTACCTGCAATTACAGTATCTAATACTGCTGCTCAAGCGGTATATGAATTACCAGTAAATGCTGCCCTACCAGCTAACTATAAAATACAAGCTACAGTAGCAACACAGCAAGTAGCAGGTGGCGGATGGTATGTATCGGCAGTGGGAGGATCTTATACAACACCATAAAATTAATATAATATGAGATACGTTTTAATGCAGGGATCTGATGATCCGAGTATTGAATTTTATTATGTAATGGATGATACATTACAAAATGTAATACAAGTAATAGATAAAGATTGTAATGTTATAATACCGGGAGTAACACATCATACTAAAGAACTTGATGTAATACCACCCTGTGCACAACCCTAAAACTAGTTTATGTTAGACGTTTTTCACATACCATCTAATACAGATAGTACTAAAATATTTTACGCAAATAGTGGATCTTGGCAAACATGGCAAAAACCACGTAATGCTAATTTTATACAAATATTTTGTTTAAGTGGAGGAGGAGGTGGAGGTGGTGGAGCAGGAAATACATCAGTCAATAACGTTGGTGGAGCAGGAGGTGGCGGTGGGGCCGCCTTTAGTAAAGGAATATTCCCTGCCTTTTTATTACCTGATAATTTATATGTGCAAGTAGGGACAGGAGGAGCAGGAGGAATAGGTAGTACAGGAGGAACTAGTGGAGCTGCAGGGACAGTAGGAGGAATTAGCTATGTATCGCTAGCTTCAAGCCCAACATCACCCTCTGTAATAATACAATCAGCTACAACAACGGGAGCAGGTGGAGGAGGAGCAGGAGGTACAGGTGGTGTTGGAGCAGGAGGAGCAGCAGGTACTGCTTGGGTACCAGCCACTTCTATTAATCCATTTGCTAGTCTAGGAATAATATCATCTTCTGCCGGTGTAGCAGGTACAGCTGGTGGAATTAACACAGCACCACCAGCAGGACCAGCAGCATTAGCGTCAAATATAGTAACCGGCGGTAGTGGGGGAGGAGGAAAAGCAGGCAATACCACTCAATTTAACGGAGCTACACTAGCAGGAGCTGGCGTAATTTTAACTTCGTTTGTATCAGGCGGATTAGCACCAGGTGGAATAGGAAATAATGGATATGGATCTTTAAATCCACTCTGTAGCATGGGAGGTGCAGGAGGTGCTGGTTCATTAACAACAAAAGGAGGTAAAGGAGGTGATGGATGGTATGGAAGTGGTGGAGGAGGAGGTGGAGGTGGATTATCTACAGCTGGTGGTGGTGGTGATGGTGGTAAAGGTGGAGACGGATTAGTAATTATAACAACAATATTCTAATGTTAGATTTATCATACTTTCAAAATAACTATTCAAATACACAGACCTTTACTTCTGCCGGTACTTGGCAAACTTGGGTTAAACCAAGAGGTGCTAAGTTTGTAAATATATTATGTATTGGGGGTGGAGGTGGTGGATGTGGAGCTGCTACTGGCAGTTCTGCTAGAGGCTTTGGCGGAGCAGGTGGAGGGGCAGGAGGGATAGTAAGAGCTCAATTTCAAGCATCCATACTACCAGATATATTATACGTTTACACAGGGGCTGGTGGGACAGGAAGCTTAGCAAGCTTAACATCAACTTTTAATTCGGCTAGTAATGGTGAAAAATCATATATTTGTCTAACACCAAGTACAGCTTCAATATCAAATATAGTAGTTACGTCAGGTAACGTATCAGCTAGAGGAGCTATTTCGAACACAGCAGCCGCGGGTGAAACAGTGGCAACAACGGCTAATGCAGTATTTTTAAATCTAGGAACATTTACAGCAATAGCAGGGGTAAGCTCAGGAGCAGGTAATTCTACAGGGATAGCAGGAGGTATAACCCCAAGCTCAACAACAACAGCAGGAGCTGGTGGTAGTGGAACTAGTACAGCAGGAGGACTTAATGGACAAGGATTTATACCTTCATTAGCCGCATTTACAACAGCTTCGGCTGGAGTTGCCGGTAGCAATGGATACGATGGTTTTATGCTTACAAAACCAGCACTACAATTTATAGGTGGAACTGGAGGTCAAAGTGGAGGTACAACAGGAGGTAATGGGGGTAATGGATCATATGGCTGTGGTGGAGGAGGTGGAAGTGGTGGTGTTACTGCTGGAGGTAACGGTGGTAAAGGTGGAGATGGAATAATAATAATAACAACAAGTTTTTAATAATATGTTAGATATATTTAATATACCTGGACAACAAGATAACATAAAGATATTTTACGCTAGAGGTACTAGTGATTGGCAAACATGGCAAAAACCAAGAAACTGTAAGTTTATTTGGATGATGTGTATTGGAGCCGGAGCTGGAGGTCAAACAACAGGAACTACCGCTGCTGGTTTCGGAGGAGGATCAGGAGCGGTAACTAGAGCACTATTCCCAGCTAACGTACTACCAGATACGTTATATGTACAACCCGGTGCCGGGGTTGTTGCAAATGCAAATAGAAGCTTTGTATCTGTAACCCCAAGTAGTGCTACATCAATGAACCTAGTATGTATATCAGGTAACTCAGCAGCCACAGTAGCAGGTGCAGGAGAGTCAATAGCAACAGCTGCGAGTGCTAATTTACTATCATTAGGAAATTTTATATCAATAGCAGGAAGAACTAACCCAAACACAGCAACTATAACACCGCTAATAACAACAGCTTTTACATGCCCTGGAGGAAATGGAGGTACAGTTGGTATAAGTTTTGGAACAAATATAGGATCTATTGATTTAGGAACTTTTACAACACCAAACATATCCGGTGGCACAGTAATAAATGCTGGGGGTATTAGTGATTCAGGTACCACTTTTTGGAAACCATTCTTTTCATTAGGAGGAGCTGGAGGTAATAGCAATAACGCAGGAGTAGGTGGTAGAGGAGGTGATGGTGGAATAGGATCTGGAGGTGGAGGGTGTGGGGGAGGAGCCGCAGCAGGAGCTAGTGGAGGTAAAGGCGGCGATGGCCTTGTAATTATAGCAACTTTTTAAAACAAATTTGGTTGTCTCCTATCTCTTGTATATATTTATATCAAACAAAAATAAATAGATTATGCCAATTTACATCGCAGTTATCCTTATTGGAATAGTAGTAGCACTTGTTATTAATTTTATTCCAAAGAAAAGAAATCCATCTTTAGAAGAAGATGTAGTAATCCCTGAACCAACACCGGAATCAGTTCCTGAACCAACACCAGACTCCGAGCCGTATCCTAAAGTTGATCCACCATTACCAACAGGAGAAGCTAAATCAAAGAAAAAACCACAACCTAAAAAGAAATCAGCTACTAAAGCAAATGCTTAAATTAGTTGAAATAGCAAAAGCATGGATAGCAGCCGCTGATCCAACACCTGAACAAAAAGAAATAGCGAATCATCGAATTTCTGTTTGTGATGGTTGTCCAAACAAATCATATTATAAACATATTAATGTACATGTTTGTGGATTATGTGGTTGTCCATTAGATAAAAAAATATTTTCACCCTTACCCGGCGAACAGGCATGTCCTGATAAGCGCTGGAAAAAATAAAGATTATGTCAGAAACAAAACAATTAACACCAGAAGAATTACAGTCAATTAATGAAATGCAAACACAATATAATAAGTTTGTATTTGAACTTGGTAGTGTTGAAGCACAATTACAAGCATTATTACAACAAAAAGTTGTATTGGAATCTGAAAAAGATGGTATCGTTAGTGATATTAAAACATTAGGAGAACAAGAACGAGTAATAGTAAGAGATCTTCAAGAAAAATATGGTGTTGGTAATATTAATCCTCAAACAGGCGAAATAACTCCTTTTTAATTCTATTTACTTCTGCGTTTTGCATATCCCTATAGATATTTATTACTAGATAAATAATAAATTAATCTTAAACAAAATTAAATAAAAATGGCAGAAGTAATTATCTCTCCCGGCGTGTTCCAACAAGAGACCGATCAAAGTTTCTATACCGCCACTCCTCAAGCAGTAGGCGCTGCTCTTGTAGGTCCAACAGTATTAGGCGTTCCTTTTGTACCAACTTATGTTACTAACTACAATCAATTTAAAACATTGTATGGTGAAACATTTAAGAGTGGTTCATATTATTATGAATATTGGACTTCATTAGCAGCAAAAGAATATTTTGCTAATGGTGGTCAAACAATATTAGTAACTAGAATTATTAGTGGTAGTGCAAATGTTAGCACATATGCTTCTGCTTCTGTTACTGCAAGTAATGCTCCATCAAATTCATTCCAGCTTGAAACATTAGCTTGGGGTAATATTATGAATAACTCAGGTAGCATGACAAGTGGTGCCTTAGATATTGGTACATCTCAAAATGTTCGTTGGGAAGTTGCTTATTCTGATACAGGAAGTGGTTTATTTACTCTTTTAGTTAGAAGAGGTGATGATACACAAGCTCAAAAGAATGTATTAGAAACATGGTCTAACATGAGTTTAGATCCTCAATTACCTAATTATATTGGCCGTGTTATTGGTGATATAAAACCAGTACCAGATGTTGCAACAGGCGTTATTACATATCAAGGTAGTTTTGCTAATAAGTCAGCATTTATCCGTGTAAAATCAGTCCCAACTCCATTTGCTGATTCATTAGATAATAATGGTAATTTTAAATCATCTTCTTATGCTGCTTTAATGCCAGCTATAGGTAGTGGTTCATTAGGTGGTTCATTTAATGGTGGTGTTGCTGATACAGGTGTTGTTAAAAACATGTATGAATCAGCTAGCATTACAAATCTTCAAGGATTTTCACCTACAGATTACATAAATGCATTTAATTTCTTAACAGATAAAGATAATTTCCAATTTAATGTGTTATTAGCTCCTGGTATTGGATTAGATGCTACAACTGCTGCTAATGCTGCTATCACAACTGTTGAAAACAGAGGTGATTCTGTTTTTATAGCGGATGCTGGTGTATATGGTACTTCAATTGCCGCTGCTGTTTCAAATGCAGGTAACTATTTAAGTAACTATGCAGCAACATATTATCCTTGGGTTCAATTATACTCAACAGGATTAGGTAAATCAGTATGGTGTCCTCCATCTACAGTAATTGGTGGTGTATTGGCATATAATGATGCAACTACAGCTGAATGGTTTGCACCAGCAGGTCTTAACCGCGGTGGTATCCCATCAGTAATTGCTCCTGAACGTAGAGTACAACAAACAGATCGTGATGTATTATATAATGGTAGAATTAATCCATTAGCTACATTCCCTAACGTGGGAGTATGTGTATGGGGTCAGAAAACATTACAGAAAAAACCAAGTGCTCTTGACAGATTAAACGTTCGTCGTTTGTTGATCGCATTAAAAGGATTTATAGGTGGTATTGCTCGTACATTAGTATTTGAACAAAACACAACTGTAACACGTAATAGATTCTTAGCTCAAGTTAATCCATACTTATCATCAGTAGTACAACGTCAAGGTTTGTATGCTTACAAAGTAATCATGGATGCTACAAATAACACACCAGATGTTATTGATCGTAACCAATTAGTAGGTCAGATTTATATTCAACCAACTAAAACTGCTGAATTCGTAATCTTAAACTTTAACATTCTTCCAACTGGCGCTACATTCCCTGCATAGGGGATGTAGTTCCATATATTTATTGACAACAAATAAAATTTAAAATAAAATGGCAGTATTAGATCCAAATGAAATAATGTTTACAGCGTTTGAACCCAAAGTGGCCAATCGCTTTATCATGTACATAGACGGTATCCCAGCATATTTAATTAAAAAAGCAAAAGCTCCTGAATTCGATGCTGGTGAAATTAAATTAGACCACATTAACGTTTACCGTAAAGTAAAAGGTAAAGTTAGTTGGGCTGATATGACACTTGAATTATACGATCCAATCACTCCTTCTGGTGCACAATCAGTAATGGAATGGGCTCGTTTAGCACATGAATCAGTAACAGGACGTGATGGTTATAGTGATTTCTACAAGAAAGACATCACTTTAAACGTACTAGGCCCAGTAGGTGATATCGTAAGTGAGTGGGTAATCAAAGGTGCTTATTGTAAGACAGCCAGCTTTGGTGATTACGATTGGGCTTCTGGAGATGCAGCAATTGCACTTAGTATATCAATTGCTATGGATTATTGTGTATTAAACTTCTAAGGAAAAACCACAAACATAAAAGAAGCGTTTGCCTATTTGGTAAACGCTTTTTTCTTGCGTATATTTATTCACGATATGGAAAAATTATTAATACCCGTCGACAAAGCAAATCATTTTATAGCAGGTACATTAATATATTGCTTAGCAAGTTTATTTTTAACACCAGCAGCAGCCTTAATTCCTGTAGTTATTATAGGAGCAGGTAAAGAAATGTATGATAAATACTCAAAAAAAGGAACACCTGATTTAGTAGACTTTATATTTACAGTACTTGGTGCATTACCTGTATTATTAACACTTGTAGCAAAATGAAAAAATTAATTATAGCAATATTTGTTATGTTAATTTTTGTAAGTTGTAAAAAAGAAAAGATTTGTAATTGTGGTGTTATTACTTGGGATTATGGTAATACAACTGCCATTTATCCTTATCAAACAATTGTTATTAAAAATGATTGTAGTGGTAATGAAAGACATTTTGATATAATCCCTTCATCGGTTTATGAAATCATTACTATTGGAGAAAAATATTGCGTTATTAATATTTATAATTGGTAAAATAAAATAATATGAAACAATTAAGATGGCTTATAGGTACTTTTTTCTCAATAGGAATGCCATTTCCCGTATTATTAACTGATCATCCACATGATTGGTGGTTTGCATTTGTAGCATTAGCAAGTGCTTTTATTGGATCTGGAATAACTTATGGCTTTTCAGGATATGGTGTAAACCCAAGATATCTTGGTGATTTAAAAGGTACAGAACCAAAGATTAATCAAACATGGATCATGTTTTTTGTTGCTGCTATTGTAAATTTGTTTTGGGCTAATCTATACATAAATTATTGTATATAAATCAATGATGGAAGTAGGTTTACTTATACTATTTGTTATATTAAATATGGTTTTAGCATATTTCGATGCCAATAAAATAAAACAAAATACTAGGATATATCATGGTATTAATGGCTTAGTATATATGGCTTTATTAACATTAGCTTACCTATTAACAAGCAACTGGCTACTAATTACAGGATTGACAATACTAAGAATCCCAGTATTTAATACATCTTTAAATTATTTTAGGGATAAAGAATTAACACATATTAGTAAAAACACAACATCAATAATAGATCAATTTACAAATAAAATACCAGAAAAAGTAGGATATTGGACATATCATTCAATATTATTACTTATATCACTAATACTAATATTATTATGAAAAATATAATATACATCATATTACTAATATTTCTTAGTTTATCTATGGGAAGATTAGCAGATTATCCATCATTAGCTCTTATAGCAGGGATTGGCTGGTGTGTAGTGGGATTTTTATTAGTACGCAACATATTAAAACACTTAACAAATAACAAATAAAATAAAACAAAACGTTTATGGCAGAATTAAAGTTACCGACAGAAAAAGTTACATTGCCTTCAAAAGGTTTATTGTACGACAAGGAATCATCCCTTGCTAAAGGTGAAGTAGAAATGAAGTATATGACAGCAAAAGAAGAAGATATTCTTACTAATGCTAATTATATTCGTCAAGGTGTTGTAATTGATAAATTATTACAATCACTAATTGTTACTCCTATTAATTATGATGAATTGCTAGTAGGGGATAAAAATGCAATCTTAGTTGCAGCTCGTGTTTTAGGATATGGTAAAGACTATACTTTTAAGTACAATTCTAATGGACAAGAAATTGAAGCTGTTGTTGATTTATCTAAATTAGATGAAAAAAAAGTAGATGAAACTTTGTTTAAAAAAGGTATTAATGAATTTTCATTCAGTTTACCTAAATCAGGTAATGTTATAACATTTAAGTTATTAACACATGGAGATGAGAAAAAAATTGATGCTGAAATTAAAGGGTTGCAAAAAATAAATCCTAATGCTACAACAGATGTAACTACAAGATTAAAACACATTATTACCTCTATTAATGGTGATCGTGATCAAAAATCTATCCGTGAGTTTGTAGACAATTATTTATTAGCAGTTGAAGCTAGAGCTTTACGTGAATATTACACTAAAGTATCTCCAGATATTGATCTTAAATACTACCCAGAAGACGCAGATTATACAGGGGAGGGTATAACTGTTCCAGTTTCAGTTAACTTTTTTTGGCCTGACGCCGGAGTATAGGGTTTATATATTCAAACAAATCCATGAAATAGTATTCCACGGAAAAGGTGGATATGATTGGGATACTGTTTATAATATGCCACTATGGCTGCGTAGAACTACATTCAATATGATAAAAGAATTCTACGATAAAGAAGCCGAAGAAGCAGAAAAACAACAAAAAACACTAAAAAATGGTAATAGTAAAGGCGAAATAACTCGTCCTAACATATCACCTAAAAGTCCAACATACACATCAAAGGCGCCTAGAAAATAGGCGCTTTTAATATTTATATGCATAATATTATGTTATCAATATGCCGCAAAATCTAACACCAGAAGAACAAGCCAAACAAAATGCGCTATATGCTAGGTACATCGAATTGCTACAAAATGCAAACGGTTTAACTGCTCAACAAGCAAAATTAAAAGCAGATGCTGCTAGGGCTGCTGGTGACCTAAATACAGAAACAAAAAGACTTGAAGATATATTAAATGACATAACTAATAAATCAGATTATTTATTTAATAGTTTTAGAGAAACTACAGCCGAATTAAAAGATCAAAATTTATTATTAGACGCTGGTAAATCTGTTTTTAAATCTTTAACTAGTTTAGCTGAAGATTTTAACTATCAGCAAAGAGGAATATCTGATTTAAGTGAAAGAGATCTTAAAAGGAATACACAAAAAATAGCACAAAGTCAACTTGAATTAGAGACTATAACAAAAAAATTATCTCTTGATGGTGTAACATATAACAACCAGGCAAGATTAAATCAATTATTAGATTTACAAAATAAAGACGGAGTTAAATTAAATAAAGCACAAGAAACTCTTCTTGAACAATTAAAAAAGGAAAAATCATTACTTGATGCTGCTAATAATGCTTTAAAAGAAGGTATACCCCTTTTAAATAAAGAATTAGAAATATCAAAACAAATATTCAAAACAAGAACAGAGTTAAATGGTGTAGCAGGAGCCGCTGCTTCTATACTTGAAAAGTTTGGTCAAAATTTAGCTAGTTTTTTAGATATAAGTGAAGCAAAAGAAGAAGTTGAAAAATTTAATAAAAAATTAATTGATGATGCTTTAAAAAGCGAATCTGTTCTTGCACAAATAAAACAAATAGAGGAACAAAGAATAAATATATTAAATAGTTCTTTAGGTATACAAGGAGAAATAGCAGATATACAAAGACAAATTAATGATGCTATTGAAGCTGGCAACCAAGCAAGGATTTTAGGAAATCAATTAGCTGAAATACAAAGAAAAATTCAAGAAGGTGAAGCTGCTGATAGGGCAGAATATATGCAGCTAATACAAGATGAAGAAGATCTTAAAAGACAAATAAATGACCTTACTTTAAAGCATAGCCAAATTTCTGATCTTGAATTAAAGCAATTACAGAAAAAGAATGATCTTCTTAATAATGAAAAGAAAATTGAACAAGATCTATTAAATTTAGATATAAAAGAAGCTGATATTAAAACAGCTGCTGTCGCTTCTGTTAATACTTTAGGCAATAAATTTGAGGCTTTAGGGGTATTCATTACCAATGCAGCAGGAGGCATTAAAAAACTATTCTCAGATCCTATTACTTTAATGACTACTCTTGTTGGTTTAGGATTTAAAGCAAATAAACAAGTAGTTGAATTAGGAAAATCATTTGGAATAAGTGCTAAAGCAGCAGAAGATATAAGACAAGAAGTAGCACAATTTTCTAGAGAAACCGGTGATACATTTGTTAATACAGATAGATTATTAAAAGCCCAAACAGAATTATCCCAAGAAATGGGTATGGCTGTTAAATACAGCAATGAAGAATTAGTTACATTCGCTAAATTAACAGAATTAACTGGTTTATCAGCACAAGAAGCTGGTAAACTTGCTCAAGCATCTGCAGCCGCAGGAATGTCAACTGAAGCTTATACTGATGGTATAAGAGAAGGAGCATTTAGTGCTATGCAAGCTACCAAGACTCACTTCTCTATGAAGGAAGTGATGCAAGATATTTCTAAATTAAGTGCTGGTACATTAATTAAATTTCAAGGTAATCCTAAAGCAATCGCCGCTACTGTTGTTGAAGCTAAAAAATTAGGACTTACTTTAGAGCAAGTAGGGAAAACAGGAGACTCATTACTTAACTTTGAATCATCTATAGAAAATGAATTAAAAGCTGAGTTAATGACTGGCAAGCAGTTAAATTTAGAAAGAGCTAGAGCAGCAGCTTTAGCAGGTGACCAAGCAGCATTAACAAAAGAAATAGGCGAACAAGTAGGCACATTAAACGACTACCAGAACATGAACGTTCTTGCTCAACAATCATTAGCAGAAGCTTTTGGTATGAGTAGAGAGGAAATGTCTGAAATGTTAATGAAGCAAGAAGCTGTAAATAAATACGGAAAAGAAGCAGCTACTCTTAACAAAGAACAACTAGAAGAAATGAAGCGCAGAAATATGTCTGCCGCTGAATATGTACAATACCAGGAACAACAACGTTCTGCTCAAGATAAGTTTGCTGATGCAATGACAAAATTGCAAGATATTATTGGTAATCTTGTAGCGGGTCCTGTAGGGCAATTATTAGATGCTTTAGCAAATATGGTTGGAGTAGCAATGAAACTTTTAAGCTTCCTTAGCCCTGTATTTAATGTTATAGCATCTGCAGCTGAAGCTATATCAGATTTCGCTTCAACACCTTTTGGAGGAATAATAGCTGGTCTTACAGGTATATATTTGTTATCAGGTAAAATATCATCTAGCTTTGGAGGCATAGGAAAATCAATTAAAGATGCATTTAGTGGTGGTGGAATAAAAGGCTTTACAGATAAAGTGAAAGGAATATTTACTGGTGGTAAATCAAAAGGTAAAGAATTAGCTGAAAAAGTAACAGAAACTAAACCAGATGATTTAACAAATAAAGCAGAATCTGCATCGGGAAAAGCGGACAAGATAGGTAAAGGTGGTGGTGGAAAGAGCTTCAAATCCAAAATGAAGGATATAGCAGCAGGTCTTAAAGAATTTGCTGATGTAAAAGTATTATTAGGAGCATTAAACCTAATACCAGCATCGCTTGGCTTAACAGCAATGATACCTGGTGCAATTGGTGCTAAAATACTTGATACTGTTGATGGTAAAAAAGTAAAAGAAGCATTAAAAGGTATAGCAGCAGGTCTTGTTGAATTTGGTAAAAACAATGTATTATTAGGTTCATTAAACTTAGTAGTAGCATCTGCCGGTTTAACAGCAATGATACCTGGTGCAATAGGTGCTAGAATACTTAGTAGTATAGATGGTAAAAAACTTAAAGAATCATTAAAAGCTATATCAAGTGGTATTGAATCGTTTGGTAAAGCTAACCTATTATTAGGAGCGGCAAATATGCTTGTAGCAGCAGTAGGATTAACTGCTATGATACCTGGTGCAATAGGTGCTAAAGTTATAACGCAAGTTGATGGTAAGAAATTCCAAAAATCAATGGAAGGTATTGCTATAGGAATTGAATCATTTGGAAAAAATAAAGTAGCATTAGGTGCATTAAATATGGTTATTGCAGCAGTAGGCCTCACAGCAATGATACCAGGTACTATTGGTGCTAAACTTATATCACAAATTGACAGCAAAAAATTCCAAAAAGCAATGGAAGGAATTTCAGCTGGTATTGAGTCATTTGGTAAAGGTAATGTAGCATTAGGTGCATTAAATATGGTATTAGCATCTGTTGGCTTAACAGCAATGATACCAGGTGCTATTGGCGCTACAATAGTTGCACAAATAAATAGTAAAAAATTAAAAGATAATTTAACTAGTTTAGCTGAGGGTATAGGCGCATTAGGAACAGGAAGTGTATTATTAGGTTCATTAGCCCTAGTTACTGTTTCTGTTGGCTTAACAGCAATGATACCAGGAGTATTAGGTGCCAAAGCAATTGAGCAGATAAATGGTAAAAAACTAAAAGATTCATTATCTAGTCTTGCAGAAGGTATATCATCTATGGGTACTGGAACTGTACTTTTAGGTTCATTAGCTCTAATTACTGCTTCAGTAGGACTTGTAGCGATGATTCCTGGTGTAGCAGGTGCTAAATTAATAGAATTAGTTGATGGTAAGAAATTCCAAAAATCAATGGAAGGTATTGCTAAAGGCATTGGTGCTTTTGGTGAAAATGCATCTGCCGGAGCTTTAGTTAAATTATTATTTGGAGGAATTGCTTTAGCAGCATTTGCTGTTGCTGTTCCTGCTTTATTATTATTACAATTTGTTAATGGTGATTCAATAGAAAAAACATTAACCGGTGTAGGTAAAGGTATAAAAGGATTTTCGGAAAACGTGTCGTATGGTAATTTAATAAAGGGAGCAGTAGCAATCGCTTTATTTGGCGCTTCTTTAATACCATTTACATTTGCATTAAGTATGCTAGCAGATGTAAAAATGGAAAATATATTAGCAGCAGGAGCTGGTTTAGTTATGTTTGGATTAGCAGTACTTGGTTTAGGTGCATTAATGATGGGACCTGGAGCTTTTATATTTGGTGCTGGTATAGTAGCTATGATTGCTTTAGGAGCGGCAATGATGGTACTAGGACAAGGATTAAAAGTAGTATCAGAAGGTGGAGCAGGTATATCCCAATTATTCCAACAACTAAGTGAACTAGACGCTACTAAATTAGATGCTGTAGCCCCTGCATTAAAAACAATAGGTGAAGCTATAATGTATTTAGGAGCAGGAGGTGTAATGTCTGCACTTGGTAGTCTTTTAGGAGGTAGTAGTCCATCTAAAATGATACAAGATATAGCAGCCTCTGCTGATGGTATTGTCGCAGCAGCAACTGGTCTTCAGTTAATGGCTAACTCTATAACACAACTAGCATCCGCTTTAAATTCATTAGATATTTCTAAATTAGAAAAAATATCAGAGATAGGCAGTGGCAGTGGTATTACTGGTCTTTTCAGTAGTGTATTCAGTAAAATAACAAGTGCTATAGGAGAAAGTGAAACATCTTCACCATCTGTAACAACAACTCCAATATCAGTACCATCAGGTACAACAAGTACTAATACATCTACATCATCAACAATTCAAACATCAACCCTTCAATCAAATACTGATTTATCACCAATGGTAGCAGCTATTAATGAAGTACGTGATGCTGTAAATAAATTATACAATAAAAATACATCAATTAATATGGATGGTACAAAAGTAGGTACAACTTTAACACAAGGATCGTATAAAGTGGCTTAATTACATATTTATTATTGTAATAAAATATTTTATTAAAAATTAAATTTTAAACACATGGCATTACTTGACATGTTCCAAGATGGACAAAGCGTATTAAGTTTAGTAGGTAATGGATTTGATGTAAATCCTAACCAACAAGGATGGGGATTTCCTGATTATACAGGAGAATTAGCACCTGATTTGAGTAAATTACACGATGAATATTCAACATATGGCGACCCTAATTTACGTGTTCAGGATTTTAACCGTTTAGCACTTGGTGGTGCAACAGCTGTTAAAAGTCCATCAACATTAGATGAAATGGATCCAATTGCTCCAAATAATTTCCAAGCAGGATTAGGTGGAGTTGTTTCTCAAATCTATAAGTCAGCATCTGGAAGAAGATATAAAGACTTAGGCCCTCAACCAGGAAGATATTAATATCTAAACAATAAAATGGGATTATTAGACCTACAAACCGATCTTAAGTCTCTTAAGTACGGACAGGACCGTCCTAACGGTGGGAGTAGCGGTCAGCCCTACATTCAAACTGATATAAGAACAGTTGATGCCACTTTTGGTGGCGCCAATTTAACCTTATACGATGATGGTCTTGTTCGTGGAGGAATGGTAGCAGCACAAAATGCCGCTGCTACGGACACCCTTCGCATTGCTAAATTTTTTACTGATCCTCCTAAAGGTCCATTGTTTTTAGTTAAACAAGTGGGCCTACAATTGTCTAATCCACAATTAGAAAGAAAAGGTGATACTACTGAAAGATATATAGGTCCATCTCGTATTTATAACTTAGGTATTAATACATTAGCTCAAGTACCGTTAACCGCGTTTGGAGAACATATAGTAAGACATGGAATATTACCTATTAATGATCCTGATACTTATTATGAATCTGTAGTTACAGCTAATAATCTTCGTGATGATAGCAAAAATAATAGATTATTAAAATTAATAAATAAAGTAGTAGTTGATCCATCCGAAACAGTAATAAACAAATATGTAGGAGGACCAGGATCAACTTACGGAATAGGCAACACATTAATCCTTAGAGCACAAACTCCAGGATATAAAGGCATAATAGTAGATTATTCAAATGACAGTGCTGGGTTTCCTTTAGTTGATGGACAAAGACAACCATTTACATACATTAACCCCGACACATATAATGGTGGTGTGTCTAGTGGTTTAGGGCAAAGAAATAAAAGAAGCCAAAAGAATAAAACTCAACATATAGGAGGAGTTGAATATAGTAATAGAGGGTTAACAGATATATTTTATGATACTGTTACTGATCCAAATGAATTAGCAAAAGCTGTTGATCAATCTGTATATAGCACTACTAATAATCCAACTTCTCAATCTTTACAAAACAGTAGTGATTATGCTGGTAACTCTAGAGTAACTAAAGATACTGTAAAGATAATAAAAACATCAGATTTTGGAATATCAAATCTATCAGGTTCTATATATAATGGAGGTAAAACATTTAATCTAATTAATTTTGGAGGTGAAGGTGGTAATACTACTACTATTAATGATAATACTCCATTTCTTAAATTTGATGCTAAAAAGGATGATAAACCAAACCTAAAGGGTGGATTATCAAGAGAAACAATAGATGAATTAAAAACAACAAGTACTGTTGATTATGAATTATCTAATAGAACAAAATCTGTATTCTCAAATAGAGATTTTACTGATTTACCAACTCAAATAGTACCAGGTACACCAATCCCTTTTTTTACTGCTTCAAATGCAGATACCGGATCTCATAGTAGAGACTCAGGGCTACCTACAATAGATAATAAAAATGATTTAGTCAAAAATGGTCCTTCTAGTTATCCATTAGTTAGCAATAATGGATTAGATCAATTAGATTTAGAGCAAACAGTATATAGTTTTACAAATCCCAATTTAAAGACATATAGCACTATAGCAAGTAAAGTTAAAAGTCAAACCTCTAAAGGTACCCCTTTAAATCATACCAATACAGGGGGACCAGGTAAATACCAGTATAATGCCGGTACTAAATTAGTATTTAACAGAGTTAATGATACAAATGTAGATAAAGATACATTAGCTATAATATTTAAACCTATAGATCCATTTAGTGGTGGTCCTCTTGCATCTTTAAATTTTTTAGCGTATCTTAAAGATTATAAAGATACTTTTGATAGTACTTGGAATGATATAAAATATGTGGGAAGAGCAGAAAAATTTTATATATTCAATGAGTTTAAACGTAGTATAAGTTTTTCATTTACTATTCCTTGTTTTAAAAAAAGTGAATTAGCTGCTAAACATAGCTTATTAAATAAATTAGTTTCTATAACAGCAGGAAAATACCAAGGAGGATTATTAGGAGGAGTAATTACATATCTAACATTAGGAAACTACATAGCAAACCAACCAGGAATAATAACTAATATAGGATTTAACCCAGTGGATCAATCCTCTTGGGATTTAGATGCTAAATTAGCATTTTATATAGATGTATCAGTTAGTTTTACATTAATCCATGATGGTTTACCACAATATGGCTATGATTTTATAAAGACAGCATAATATGAGTAGTACAAGATATAATAATAAAGATATATTAAAAACATCAAGTGGTGCACCATACTATAGAGGTAAATTTTATCCTAATATTCCTTTATCAGAAAATGATACGTATATTATAACAACAATAGGAGATAGACTTGATGCTTTAGCTTACACATACTATAAAGACCCAGAACTATGGTGGATAATAGCTGTAGCTAATAATAATGCAACTAAGGGATCATTATTTCCACAACCTGGTCTTCAATTAAGAATACCGGCTAATGTTAGTAATGTGTTAAATCAAGTAGAACAATTTAATAAAGCTAAATAAAAAATAATGTTATGTCGATATTTAAAGAATCATTCAAACCTGAAATTAGAGCACAGCTAGAAGCTCGTCAAGCTGCTATACAAAAGCGAGACGCTACTGCTATAACATATTTTAATGCACGTACAGCATGGGTTAAAATGACCTCTGCTGTAAACGTTAATGGAAGCTCAGATTTAGCTCAAGATTATGTACTACTTGGAGGTGTCTTATTTGGTTCTAGTCAACCAAAATCAGGAGTAGGAACAGGAACTGAAAATGCATATAGTACAACAACAGGAAGAGAAAAGCATAGATTAGGTATGCGTCCAATGCCTGGTATTACTGGTATAGATGTAAAAACAAAATCAGCATATGGTTCATTAATGGAAGCTACTGTTAATTTTGTTTGTTGGGATATAAAACAATTAGAAGAATTAGAATTATTGTATATGCGCCCCAATTATAGTGTATTATTAGAATGGGGATGGATACCATATTTAACAAATAGCGGAGGATTAGGATCAACAATTGATTTTAATACCACTGTACTAGCTGGAGGTCCAACAAAAGAAGCAATATGGAAAGATTTATATAATAAATCATTAAACTCAGGGGGAAATTATCATGGTTTATATGGATTTGTAAAAAACTATAGCTGGTCTGCTCGCCCAGATGGAGGATATGATTGCTCCACTACATTAATTACAATGGGAGAAATTATTGAATCATTAAAAATAAATCATGTTCTTGCTAATACTAACTCAGCAGAAAAAGGGGTTTTTGGAAAAGCAGATGCTGAAAATTTCAAAAAAGATGGACCTCTTAATAAAGCATATCAAAGAAGTTATTTAGCTGGGATATTATATGAAATGTATATAACATTAAAGGATGTTGGGAAAATTGAAAGTAAAGCAGGGCAGTCTTTACTAGGATATAATTTTTATTGTTATGAATTTAAATCAGAAGGAGATACATCATCTACATCTACAGAAGGAGGAGACAAACCAGAAACTTTTGTTTCTGAACCAAAAAATATATATATAAAGTTAAAAGATTTTATTGCTGTACTTAATAAATATATTTTACTAAGTGACGGAACAAGTCCTATAGTAGAAATATCATTGACAGAAGGATTTCAACATTCTAAACCAAATGATCCTCTTTTATGCCTTGGACATCCATATCAAATATCAATGGATCCAACAATTTGTTTAATTAAAAACACATTATTTAAAAATTCTATTACAACCTCCTCCTCCTCAGCAGGAGGAGACGCAGGAGCTGCTTCCGAAGCAGGAAATACCGCTAATGAAGTAATAGCTGGCATCCCAGAAAGTGATGAATTTTTAAAACCTCCAAAAGATAATGGTTATTATGGAGTAATAGAAAATATATATGTTAATTTAGCTTATTTATATACTTTAATCACAGATGATGGATTAGCATCACAGGATAAAAGTGAAAAAAAGGATATAAATTTATTTGATTTTATTAAAAACATGATGTCTGGAATTAATGCTTCTATAGGAAACAATTCAAATTTTGACATTCATGTTGATCCAACAGATTCTATAGCTAGAATTATAGATGTTAATTATGTAGATGAAAGAACAAAAGCAGATGCATATGCTAATGCTTTTTTATTAGAAATGCACAATACAAGATCAACAGTCCGCTCATATAAATTAGAATCACAAATATTCCCAGAACAATCCTCTGTTGTAGCTATTGGAGCTCAAGCTAAAGGAGGAGCACTAGGACAAGGTGATAATACATTAATTGATTTTAATCAAAATTTAGAAGACAGAATTGTCAAGAAAAAAGAATTACCTCCTTCAGTTCCTACTCCAGATGATGGTAGTCAATTAGAAAATCTTAAAACAAATTTAACTACAATAGCAGAATATTTTTCTAGTTTAGATGATGGAAACTCAATAACTAGATTTTTTGGAGGAGGTGCAACATTTGATAAAGCAAAAGCATCTCAATATACCAATGCTTTAAAAGATATTATTTCATACACAAAAGTATTAACTGCCGATAAAAACAATAATACTGCTATTATTCCAACTAAATTATCCATTGAAATGGACGGTATTGGAGGAATAATAATTGGATCTATGTTTAAAATACCAGGAGATCTATTACCACGTGGATATAAAGGGGGTGATGTTGGTGCTTTAATTGGTTATTTAGTAACAAGTGTAGCTCATTCTATCGGTAGCGACAATGACTGGAAAACTACTTTAGGAGCACAATTTATTATATTAGATGGAACAGCAGCAAAAAGCAAATCTTTAAAATCAATATCAGATGCTATTGCTACAAAAGCTAGAGAGGTAGAAAGAGTTAAAAAAATACCACCATCTCCTAAAGCCCCAGCAGGACCGCCAAGTGCTCCAACCAATGATGGTAGTGATAAAGTTCCTACATATGTCCCTGGAACAAATACAGGAAATGTAAAAAATTATAATAAAAATAATAGTGGTAAACAAACTCCAAATTCAATAGTGTTACACTGTACTGCAGGGTATGGTAGTGCTTTGAGTACAGTTAATTTTGTTAATGAAAAACTTAGTATTCATTATGCTGTTGATAGAGAAGGAAATGTTGTCCAGGGAATGGATGAAAATTTAATAGGATGGCATGCTAATAATAAAAATCCTGGATCAATAGGAATTGAAATAGGTAATATATTTAGTGGTTATGAAAACTCGCGTGGAGTAATAGTAACAGATGCTACTAAAAGTCCTTTAGCTAAAGGAACAGGTACTGTCATGGAAGATATAGGTTTTAGCTGGAATGGTAGGAGGTATTTTGAACAATACTCAGATGTTCAAATAAATGCATTAGAAACACTTTTAAGAGGAATACTAAAAAGAAACCCAGGAATTAAACTTAATTATACTAAAGATTTAAGTAGTATATATAAAAACGTATTTGGATTCCCAGGAATACCAGAAGCAGGTAAATCTTATTTCCCTCAAAAACCAAATGGAGGTAAAGGAGCTACAAAAGATGATGCTGGAATATTTACTCACGTTATATGTTCTGGGTCAGGTCATGGTGATCCTCCCCCAACAAATAAAATTATAAATATGCTTCAACGACTATTATCTCCACCAGCACCACCACCGCCACCACCACCACCACCTGTAAATGCCAAAGGGGTAGCAGCTCAATTATTTGATGCTTTAAATAGATATGATACTGATGAAGATAATATTAAAGCACAATTGAATAGATTAAGTAATCAAAATGATTGGAGTAATACTATAGCGGCTTATGGAACAAGAACAATTGATGCCGGAATTAATTATACAGCAAATTTAAAAACAACTCTAAGTAAAGAGTTAAATAGTGATGAATTAAAAGAAATAAAGTCACTTTTAGCTAAAAAAGGAATAACATATTAATATGTCAATAAGAGTACCATTAAATCAAATTGTATCTAATAAATACACTGTTGGAAAAGAGCTTATATATGAGTCTTCTTACAAAGAATATCAAGGATATTATTATGAAATGAACGATAAAATATTTGCTGGGAGAGAATTTAGATATGATGCTCCTGTCCTAATAAAAATAAATTCAGACAATATTAATATTTTAAAACAAAATCCTCAAACAAAACGATACAGCGCAATATCAAATCAAAAAATATTTAAAGAAAATAAAGTAATATCTTTACCTGTAGGAGGAAATGCTAAAGAAGGTGATTTAAAAGAAATTAATTTTTATTGCAAAAAAATAAATACAAATATTATTAAAAGAATTAATGAAGAAACTTATGTTTCACTTCAAAATAATCCTTTATACCAAACAACATTTGTAGGGGAATATAATGCACAAAATAAATCAATAGAAGAAGCAGAACAGCAAATTCCAGGAGTTTCAGATTGGATAGTGTCAGATGCTCGAGGTTATTAGGTTTTGTAAAGCAAAATTCCTTTCGTATCTTCATCTCAAAGGTTATGAATTATGTTTTATATTATAGAGAGACAAGAACAACTAGATAAATTAGGTCCGTTTAATGATTGCTTCATTCACTTCATTCAACAAAACGACAACTACCATCCCAAATTAAGCCCATTAAGTTTAATTTATGTTCGTGATATTACACAACATAAAGGGTATATGCTGTGTTTAGATCACAACGAATCATTTGCATTAGACAAACAAGAAACACTTAACTGGTTATTAGGAAATACTGATCGCTTATTCGTACTGAATAAGAAAGAAGCACTGTATCATTTTAACTACTCAGATAAACTATATGACATCAATTTTATTGAACACCCAGATCTAACAGGTGTATTTACATCATGTCATACATTCTATTATAGACAACACACAGCCAATCCTATAACAAATAAACTAATTCCAATTAGTAAACACTATGAAGAATGCGAGAATATATTTGATATAGTACTTCCAATAATCCAACAGTACCGCGCAAATAACGTTGTTTATGCGTTTAATAACGGCCCATTAACGCGTGTATTTCACGCTATAGAATCAAATGGTATTAAAGTAGATAAGCAATGCTTTATTGATGCTTATGGCGCTAACTTATCATATCCACAACTCAACCTTAGCAAAGGTAGAATATACAGTCAATACAATTTATATACATTAACTGGTAGGCCATCAAACACATACAATAGTATTAATTTTGTTGCGCTGGATAAAAATAATGGTGAGCGAGCATGCTACAGACCCACAAACGATAAATTTGTTGAATTTGATATTCAGGGATATCACCCACGCATATTAGGTGATATGATTGGATTTAATTTTGGTGATAAAAACACATATGAATTATTAGGTGAATTATTGGGTGTATCACCTCAAGAAGCTAAGGAATTAACATTTAAACAATTATATGGTGGTGTATGGAAAGAATACCGCAATCAACCCTTCTTTAAAGATATTGTAACACTAACAGATGGTATATGGGATGAATATCAATATGGTAAACAATACGCAACACGTAATCGTATATTTACATTGGATAAAGAAATGACACAATCCAAATTATTAAATTATATTGTTCAAAGTCATGAAACATCCAATAACGTAGCGATGTTAGATAACATATTAACCTATTTAAAAGATAAAAAAACTAAACTTGTTCTTTATACTTATGATGCATTTTTATTTGATTATGCTGAGGAAGATGGTAAGGACTTATTAACTAACATCAAAGAACTAATACACTACCCTATTAACGTTAAGCAGGGCAAGACGTATCATGGTTTGGAGAAAATATAAATATTTATAATGGAACAATTAAACGAATTTTTTGACTTGAACAAGCTTTTCTGCTCATTCACCTCACCAGCAGACCTAGAGGAAACGGTAGCGACTATTAATCGCAAATACTCAATATTATTTAATAAAATATTTGTATTAGAGTCACCACAAAGTGATGAATTGATATGTACGTATAATATTGATACAGGTAATATGACGGCGTCGCCTATGGCTAACACTATCCTGTTACACAGAAAGAAAGAGTCTAATACTCTATATACTATCAATGCATTAAATACATTAATTAAAACATTGAATGGTGGTAGAATGGATAAGAATTTTATAGTGAATTGGCAGGATTATAAAAATAGCATATTATTAACTAATGGCCCTGATCTAAGAAAATTAGATACTGCCATACATAAGATTGTAGATTTTAGTAGAAATTAATATTTATATACATGAAACAACAAATTAACGAAATTAAAAGAATGCAGCAATTGGCTGGTATTTTAAAAGAAAATATAGACGTATATGACAGAAACAGAATTATTAAACCCGGACCACACGTTGCACGAGATCGTAAAGAACTTATAGATCAAGGGATTAGACTAGGAGGCGATGTTAAAGTAGTAGACACTGGTAGTATATACAAAGAATATAGTGACCTATTTAGGCAACTCGCTTTCAAAAATAAAAAAGTAAATGATCAAGTAAAGGCAGGTGATATAGGCAAGGTATTTGATATCATAGATCACCCATCACAGCCAGATGTACTACTTGCTATTGAAACAGAGGACGGTAGAGAAGCCTTAATTAGCAGTACTGGAGTATCAAGTATATAAATAACCTTCTCAAGAAGGCTTAAAATAAGTTTTGGAAAGCAAAATAAGAATCATAGATTCACTAAATATTGTGTTCATAGAACACCTCACTTAAAAACAACATAACATGGACTTATCAGTCATCAAGCAGAAGTTGTCCGCTTCTCAAACAAAAGGACAAAAACGTGAAAAAGTCGATTACACAAAGATTTTCTTCAAGCCAAAACCAGGCAAGTATCAGATCAGGATTCTCCCCTCTAAGTTCGACAAATCAAACCCATTCCGCGAAGTTTATTTCCACTATGGTTTCTCCAAAGGACCAATCTTAGCATTGACTAATTGGAACGAGAAAGACCCAATCGCTGAATTCGCAAAGAATCTCCGCAAATCTGCTGACAAAGAAGATTGGCAATTAGCTAAAAAAATTGAACCAAAATTACGTTACTTCGTCCCAGTATTGGTACGTGGTGAAGAAGCACAAGGCCCTCGCCTATGGGAATTTGGTAAATTAATTTATGAGCAATTATTAGGTATCGCTGCAGACGAAGATTATGGTGATTTCACAGACATCACTGATGGACGTGACTTTACAATTGAAGCAGTAGAAGATGTAGTTGCTGGTAGAAAAGGTATCAAATGTAACATTCGTGTTAAACCTAAAACATCCGCTATCTCTGATGATGCTACTATCGTAACAAAAGCATTAGATGAACAACCAGACATTCTCGGTATCAACAAACACTATTCATTTGATGAATTGAAAGATTTATTAGATAAGTGGCTAAATCCAGATAGCGAAGAAGACACTGACGCTCCAATCGCATCTAAGGATGAAGAAGAGGAAGAAGACGATTTCCTAACTGAAATGCAAAAACCAGTAGAACAAACGTATAAACTGGATACAACAGCAGTTAAAGCAAGTCCGTCTGACAAGTTCGACGATTTATTTTCGTAATCAATTAAACAAAATTTATGGCAAAAGGTAAGAGCTCACTGAGTGAGGTGGTAAGCAATTCGCTTAACAAGACATTTGATCTGTCTTCATTCAAAAAGAGCAAGTTTTTAGATCAATCGGTTAAATTCAAACCACAAAAATGGATTCAACTGTCTAAAGCCTTCCAAGATGTTATTTCATTGCCTGGTATTCCGATGGGCCACATAACACTATTACGTGGCCACTCGGATACGGGTAAAACAACAGCAATGCTAGAAGCGGCTGTAGCAGCACAGAAGATGGGTGTATTACCTATCTTCATTGTGACTGAGATGAAATGGAATTGGGAGCACGCACAACAAATGGGTTTTGAAATGGAACCAGTTGTTGATGAAGCAACAGGTGAAATTGTAGACTACAAAGGATTCTTCCTATATGTAGATAGAGGTTCACTAAACACAATTGAAGACGTAGCAGCATTCATAGCTGATCTATTGAGTGAACAAGCACAAGG